TCTGGGGTATTAGCGTAAGTGGGTACAGTATAACTTTCTCCGTATATTCCTATTTTTTTCATAATAATTCTAGTTTCTTCTTAAGTAGTTGTTTTTTTATTTCGTTAGTTTCTTTGTAGTGTAAGATTGTGAATAGCGTATATATACGTCCAAACTTCTTAACTGCATCTGCGGCATCCTTTATGTTATCTCCCCAGTCAGGCATACTAACAGTCCAGCCTTGTTCAATTGCTGTTTCTATCATTTTAGCACCTGGTTTATCTCTGTCAGGTACTACAATAACTTCTCGTCCTAATGCGTTTAGTCGCATAATTTGTGTGTCACTGGGCTCGTTGTGAGAGATAGCACATCCGTCTACCGCAATAGCATCAAACTGTCCTTCCATTACCAACACATACTTCCTGTCAACAGTTTGCCTGTCTAAATTGAATACATATCCAGGCTGACTGTGTGTCAGATACTTAGGTTTGCCCTCGGTTATTTTACGTCCCGTAAAGCCTGCTACCTTACCATCTTGATAAAATGGTATCAGCAGTCTATCTCTATAGCCAGGAGCATATGACCAACTCCAATTGTACCAATCTATATCCATACCTCGCTCAAGTAGGTATTTGTATATGGCTAATAGTTGCTCTTGTACATCTTCGGGCAGGTCTTCTCTAGCCCATTCTACCAATGACATTGTCATCTCAGGTAGTTCTATTTCTTTAAGTGTTAAATTTATCTCAACTTTAGTAACAGGCTGGTCTTCTTTGAGTTGAAGTGCATGTAGTGATAATTTTTGTAGTTCACTGTCTGGAACTCCTAACCAACTAAAAAGACTCTTTGTATTCTTGCTTAGAAGTTTACCCGGCATCCAGCCCGCTTTGAAATTACAGTTGAAACAGTGATATTGGAATCCGTCTTCTTTAAACATGATACCAGCTCGACCCCTGGTATCAGCACGTTCCCCATTATTGACACAGCATGGCGCATTGAAACTAGTCCAACCGCTAGGAGTAGCCTTTCGTTTAGGTGGCAATACTGTCTGAACTGCTGTCTGTATGAGATTCATACAGTAAGTTTAACTTCTATATTGGATTTTGTCAACTTTTCCGCAGGGGAAATACTCCGTACCGGGAGTAGGATTGCCCGGCATTTGTGGGCTATAATAGTTCGAAGCACCGTCGCTATCTGGAATCCATAATACACGAACATCACTCCAACTACCTACAGCATTTTGATAGATAACTTCAGTTGTAGGAGTTGTATATGTCAATGTTGCTATAGTCGCATAGTTAGCAAACGTACCTGGATCATTTTGCAATGTTGCCTGTACCAAAATAGTACCTTTGAATTTATTTAGGTACAATGCCAGTGTTGCAACTTGATTCTTTTCTGGATAGGAACGAAGATTACCTGTATAAAAATTATATCTCAGTGTGCTACTGTTGTAATAAAGTTGCCATTTGGAAATTTCCACAGTTGGCGTTGGTGTTGGGAACATATCCGCAGTGAGATGTAGGGTTCCGTTAATACCGTAGTAGGTATTTGAATATGTTGCTAGATTTGCACCTTCTCCGTCGACCTGTGTAATTCCAAAAGTGTATGCTGTAGGTTTTAATGGTCTTGTGTCAGTTTCGGTTAATGTAAGTAAAGCATATCCTCTAGTAGCAGTTGTAACTCCGTCATCTAAAATGTCGATAGACTTAGAAAGTAAAAGACTATTATCAATACTGTCAAACATGTTGAAAGTAAAATTATTGTTAAATTTAATTTGCGTTCCAGTATTAATGTCTAGCAGTAAAGGGCTTAGGAATTGATCAATATCTGGGTTATACACTGGATTTTGTGTGTTTATTGTAACTGTTCCGGATCCTATTTCTGATACATAAGTTCCTACTTGAAAATAAGTTAGAGTAGAATTAATAAACGGAGTCATCCCTAATGCAATAGATGCAGTGTTGCTCACTGCTAGAACAAAGGTATTTGACGAAACAAAATTAGAAGTAGTTGTGGTAGCAAGAATTCTGACTGCTTTTTGATCGGAGTTTTTAAACTGAAGTTGGACCTTATTTTTAAGTCCTTTTTGTATTTTTATTTCGCGTTGGTACATAACGTTGTAGGCTCCTTTGACTCCTTCGTCCAAATCCACTAGCAGATTGATTTTATTTGGGTATAAATAAACTGGTAAATTTTGCATACCTATATTTATTGTAATGACACCCAAGGACGGATTCCAAAAACAATTTCCATTCATAACCTGTATTAAAACCACAGAAAATGAGTACGTCGGCATCGTGATTAATCTCGATGATAGCGTGGCCAGCATATATGATTTTAATGTAATACGTACAGAAAATGAACGTAAAATATTTTTAGAAATGGGCGATGTTTGGTGGTGGGAAAGCAACAGGAAAATACCAATTAATATTTTCCTTAAAGAAGAAATGTCAGTTTTTAGACCTTACATAAAAACATTCAACGCCAAAGATGTTGAAGTCTTATTTGGTCCAATAGTTAATCTCAGCGAGATTGCTGAGAAAAGAGTCAAACGTAAATCAATTCAATTAGTACGAAGTGTTAAGAAAATTCGTAACTAATGCCTTCACAAATCAAATTCATCTGAACCACAATTGCCATAGCGTAAGCAGTTGCATGACTCTTCTTAAAGAAGTATTCATCACTGTCTGGTTTAGTCCAAACTTCCTTCATCACGGTGTCCCAATCTTTTCCTACCAGATGTCTTTTTGCGGGCCTTATCACTGCGAGTACTGCGGCGAGTTGGCTGATACTCGTCGGCTTCATCGTCCTCAAAATGTTCCCGTGGCCGTTTACGTGAAACAACAGGTTCGAAAAATCGTCTTGTTCCAGAAGATCCCATAATGGTTCCCTATTCATTAAATCAATTAAATGTTCCTCGTTCCTAATGCCTTGGTACATGCTGACATTAAGAAAATCGATCTTAAAATAACCTCTCCGCTCTGCTTCTTTATAATCTATAGAAGCCATATGCGTTAGAGGATTTAGGGGGATTTCATGACAATAAACTCCTGTGTTGTGTTTCTTAGACTTGTCAATAGTCGCAGGTACATGCTTGATTATATCAAGTACTTTTGATCTATCAGCAAAGTCAATATCAATATCCGGCACGTCTAATCTCGTCGTATGTTGGTGCGTAGTTACCGCGATGTTGTACAGTAATTCCTGAAGCAACATTAGCAAATAGTATAGACTTTTCTATGTCTTTTGTAAAGAGATATTGGGTAACCAATGCGGCTAAGAATGTATCACCACAACCACATACATCCATGACTTCGACTTTTTTGGTTGGATATACTTCACCGTTGTACATAGCACCCTTACTACCTAGTGTAACAATTAAATTATCGTGTTTAGAATTAGAAGCGTTAAATTCCATTTCGTTAATTTTGATATAGGTATCGGGCATGTTAAACATATTCAAATCTGTTTTTTTTGTATCGATGAATACCGGACATTCAGAACCTTTAATCAAACTTAATATACTCATGTAGGATAAGAAACCTTTGTTGTAATCTGATACAACAATGGCATCATATTCGTATAATGGTCTAGGAGTTTCTCCATCCCAGTCAGTTACTTTTGGTTCGTCATCTACTCGTAACAGATGTTGACCCGAGCGTTCATCAATAAATCGAGTTTTTGTAATAGGGTCAGTGTTGGTAACAAAATCGGATTCAATGTTTAGATTAATTAGATTAAGTCTAACATTGGCGGCCATACCAGGCATATTGTATGTATTAATAATTTTTAATACAGGTACAGGAGCCTCTGGGCTTATTCTGTCCACACTGCCTATGTTGTACTTGTCAGTACAACTATCGCCGATCAATAATACTTTGAATGATTCGTGTGCTAGAGTATTCTTCAATTCTGTCATAATAAATTACTTCTTTGCAATACTGATGTGCTGTAGATTTTGTGTCATGTTTCCAATCACTGCCTTTAACATAGACATCTGGTTGATAGCGTTTCATTAATTCTATAAGTTCTTCTTTGCTATCAAAGAATTCAACAATATCTACTGCTTTGAGCTCAGACAACATAATTCGTCGAAAGATTTGATTGTTGATAGGACGTTTATCGCCTTTAAGTTCTTTAACACGGCGATCAGTATCAATGGCTACAACAAGATGATCACCATAACTCCGTGCTGTGTTTAGTAAAGCAATATGCCCCGGATGTAGTACATCAAATGTTCCGTTAACCATTACTGTTGTCATTTTTGACTGTCGCCTTTGCCTACACGATAGTTGTCTTCTACTGAATCTGGAGTACTCACTTCAATAATAGTCCCTGCTTCTAAGCAAACTATCTGATGAGGTTCTAATGGTTGATTGCGCCATACGTCACCTGGAGTTAAAATACTAGAATCTTGATGGGCGTTGTTGGTATCGATTGTGATAACTTGAAATTTTCCATCCAATACATACCAAGTCTCGTCCTTCACTGCGTGAAAGTGCATACTAAATTTTGCACCTTGATTAAACTTTAGTAGTTTACCGCAGTACTTGTCATTGGTTGCCCAGATTAACTCTGAACCCCATCCTTTTTCTACATATCCTGTTAATTGTGTCATTGTATTCCTGCTTCTGTACAAACTTCTTCAACCAGTGCTTTATCGCCTGGTTGGTCTCGCAATTTACGTATCCAATGTGCTAGATCAAATGCCACACTGATAAGTTCTAATTGTTCGTCATTAAATTTGGCTAACAATTCTTTTCCGCCCTTACATGCCAACAACATCCAAGGACTAATGTATCCATTACGTAAATCGTTTACCGCTCTATTTAAATTAACATATAAAAAATAATGTTCAAAACTGGCGCCACTGTTATCAGCCCATTCCATCATATGCTGTAGACTACGTTGTATCGCTGACTCTACCGGTTCAGTCTTTAACATTTCAACAATATATTTTTCATACAGTTCATCACGACACCAATGATCTAGTTTAACGTCACTACGTATTACATAGTCAATAAATCGTTCTGGATGTATAGGTGTTACATTATTGACAAAACTTCCGAACTTAACAAAAGCATTATAGTAAGAACTTTTACAAAATTCCTCGTATGTTTTTTGCTTTTGACTACCTTCGCGTATCTTATACCATTGGTTGAAAGCATAGAAACCGCTTTGTACTCGTTTTTCGTCTTTCTGCATTGCACGTCTTTTGGGTTCGCACATGTGGGCAAACAAGGTTTTTTCTTTCATGAAAGCCTTGCCACAATGTGTGCAATTAAAAGGTTGTGCTTCTAATTTAATCATTAGATTTCTTCTTGAAGGTATCTTTTAAGTTCTTTGTCTGTGGGCTCTACAGAATAATTATTCTTGAAAAATATTTCATAACTGTCTGAGCCATATTTTCCAATACCATATAACATTGTAGCATCATTACCGTCCCAGGTCAAATAATCATAACTCATACCTAATAGACGCTTGTATCTAACATTGGTCATACCTAATGGTTGTATAATGCTTTTGACAAATTCTTCATCAGCGGCTATAAGTGCCTGTGGTGTCGGGAACCAGTAAAGGAATTCAGGTAATGTAGTTTTGACTGGTTTACGACCAGTTTGATTCAGCATGATCACACCCACCATATGTTCCCAACTGTTGGTGATCTGTTGCTGTACCATTAGGTCATCACGCAAAGGTTCAAAGAATTTCATTCTGCTGGCTCGTAAGTGGCTTCAAAGATATCCGGCTTGCAAGCATAAAATTCGCCTTGCACACCTTTGATAATCCAGTCACCCTCGGTAGCAATATGTTTCACGGTCAAATGAACTCCATCTTCTAATGTGCCAATTTCTGCTTCTGCTAGTGCCCCGGGATGGCGCTGTTTACGTACATTGCCTAATGCAGAGCCACAAAACTGTTTAAGTTTATCAATGCCTTCTGTACTATAATGAAATTGAACTGCTTCAATCACTACTGGTTTCTTACGGAATTTCATGAGTATTCCTTTCGTTGTTTTTTGTCAAATCCTAAATTATCAAACAATTCATTAAGATCATCTTTATTCATTAGACCTGCCAATACCTTAATGTCTTCCATTTTCATAGCAGGATATATTTCTGCTAATAATTTTTCTGTTTTGTTATTGGCTGACGATTTGCTTGTTAATTTAAGATATTGATATCTTATATCCATGCCTGTCCCACAACTTGCAAACAATTTCCACAACATGCCTTTATGACCTTTGCTTAGTATCCAGTGGTCTTTATTGACTAGATCATTTACACGATCTAGAATAAATTCGTAAGTTTCTGGATCAACATCTTGCGGGTTTGACACATACCGCATCAAGATATAAGGACTGAATGCTTTCTTAACATCGTCATCGAGGCTGTCATAGAAGCCGTGATTGCGTCTGTTGATATTTCTTAATTCTGAATTAATGTCAAGTTTTGCGGCCATATCGTTCTTCGTATTCTTTGCTAAGATAATAGTCTATTTTAGCACGTTCTAGTGCTTCTTGTATAGTTCGATTGGTTGTCGCGGCACGCCTTATTTCGCCCCACAACTTATCTTCCCGTATGTGATCAAACAAAGGACGCCCATCCGAGGTGCGATTGTCATAGTTTATCTTATGCCCACTAATTGGGTCGTATTCATAGCCAACTTCAACCCTTGTACTGGGATCTGCACCTTCAACACGAGCATAAACAGTATTACCTACTCGTTCATAAATGTATTTGGCTCCAGGTACAAGATTTCCCATATTACCAACACTTTGAATAATCTACCAGTTCGCTTTGGCGACTGACTTCCTTTACAAAAAATGCACAAGAAGGTTTAGGTCCTGCTGATAATGGAGTTGTTAACAATTGCCCAGGACGCATTTTGGGAAAATACCATTTGACATCTTGATACACATTGATAATATCAATGTCAAAAAACTCTGGTCTAAATCCTGATATAGGATTGAAACAAAAAGTTCTAAATCCTCTGTCGTTAAGACTTGTTAAGGGCAAAATTTCCATTCCCGGACCTTCTGGATCTCCAACAATAGTACACCAATCTAAAGGCATATTAAGTGTGTATGGTCCAATTTTTAATACAGCGGCAGGCGCAGTAAAACTTTCTAAAAAGATAAGAGGAATATAAAAATAATCTGGGTTAGCGGGATCACTATTATCAAACACACTAAATCGCATGTCTTCCTCCAACTCCTCTGGTAAGTCGTTTAGGTAATAAGTCTTGTTTTCTAGCGTTAATATTTGCATTAGTATTTTACTTTCTCCACATCAAATGGATACTTGGCTTCCTTATAATATTTTTTTCTTTCAGTGAGGTGTTTCTTAGCATATTTTGTTGTTGCAGTCATATCCCAGATCTGTACGAAGTCTTTGTCGTCTGCTTTCCTAATACCTCGCCCAATACTTTGTATAACCCTGACAAAGCTCTTTCCGGGCTCAAGAAGAACCAGATTAAAAATACGGGGGATATTAATACCCACAGCGGCCACACCGTAAGTCGCCACAATAATCTTTTTATCAGCAGTTGCCACCCCATCATATTCCTCTTTTCGATCTTTAGTTTTTACTTCGCCGGATATAAACACGCTGTCCTCAATGTTACTACATATTATACGCCCTGATTCTATTCTGTCAACCAGAACCAATGTATTTCCACCTTCGGAAATTGTCTTAACAAGACCGCTGATATAGTTCATTCTTGTTTCATCAGTAACTAGATATTTTAATTCTTCAGGATACGATTTAAATTCTTTCCACTCAGCGGTTTGTAAAATATTCACGTGGCAATTACTCAATACACCTTTTTCTTGTAATTCGTGTGCCTTAACTGTGTGTACAACTTCACCCAATCCTGCCTTAATATTTTGGAAATCAATATCCTCTTTTGGTACTGTACCTGTAAGTCCCCATCGAATAGGAGCACCTGCCATATAATTGGTTAAAAGTTTCTTCAAGACATCGGCTTTGGCCATGTGTACTTCGTCAACCATCACACAATTGACACCGTCTAAAAATGTAGCAAGATCTAATGCACTATCGTCATCGTGGGATTTTTTCTCTAAAATATTGAGACTTTGCCAAGTGCAAATAGTATGTGTTTTTCCAAGGTCTTTGCGATCGCCGTAGTAAACGCCTACATCTAATTTACAGTTAATGAAGTCTTCTTCTGTTTGTTCAACTAAACTTTTGTTAGGAACAATGGTTATTGTTCGACCATATTTTTCACAAATTTTACTCAAAGTTGCGGTGGTAATGGTCTTGCCAAAACCAGTGGCAATCTCCTGTATACATTGTGGATTCTCAAGGAACTTGTTGACAACTTCTACTTGGTCATCACGAAGTCTAATCTTTTCTCCAGCAAATCGATGTCCTTCTGGCCAGGTTTGATCACCCCAAAAATCTTCGGAAATTTTGGTGAAATTTAGGTCTAAGGGAACACGTAGATCTTCTACCAGTGGATCATACCCTTGACTGATTAATTCTTCAATGACTTGGGGAAGCATACTCATATATGTGGTTCCGCCAAGACCAAAAAATGAAGTACACCCGTCCCATCGTCCTAACTTATAGGCTGGTAGATATCGGGCTTTTTGGTCAAAATACTTGAATTTTTTAACCAATGATTTACGGGTGTCTAAGTCAAGACCTTCTATCTTTACATTGACCTCATCCTTGATGATAATTTTACAATTTACTGACAAAATCTATACCTTCTTTTTACTATAGTACATGACTTGGTCAGGAAAGTCAGTAAGATAACTTTGTAATGAGTAATGAACTCCAGGAATTGTACCCAAATTTATCACTGATTTAAACTCAATACCACTTTTTACAATTGGCTTGGGAAGTTTGTGGCTGACAAACACAAATTTTGTGTCTTCAGTGATAGGACTATTCAATCCCTGTTCCTTAACTATTTCGTTAAAAACTCTATCAGTGGAGTTGTCTGTCCTAAACATCACAGAAATCTGATTTTTTGTGAAATTTTTGGTATTTAGGTATGCCCACCATTTCCGTAGATTGTGAATTTCACTGCTTGGTGGAATGACCACAAGACACGGAGTAATTTGATCAATCAACTCGTCAAAAATTTCAATAGGAAGCTCATCCCCATTAAACTTAAGATCATCCTCGGTCTTAGGATTTAGGAATTTTTTGGTAAAAATGGAAAAATCTCCATTTTTTAGATTTTCTTCAATACCTTCATCCCATGTGGTAATGCCATACCGTTTAGCATGGTAAAGTGTTTCTAAAAAATCCATGCCTTCTGGTTGGGGAACGGAAGGGTGTGTATTTTTAAAATAAAAATCGGTACCTTGTTGAACCAATTGAGGCACATAATTCTCAAAATTGACCAAAATTTCGTCAATTTGATTAAAAAATTCCTGAGTTTTTTCACATACCTCAAAACCTGCTGGACGTAGTACATCTTTACAAAATAATACGGCTCTTTCAGTCACTGGAACTTTCCATTCTTTGAATTCTGGATCCCATTCACACGCATCGGCCTTGTTTTTTTCATTGAAAGACCGCATTTTTCTCACCATTTCTTCGTCATATGGAAAACTTACCACAAAACGCTTGGGACTGTCGTCGATGTATGTAATACGTTTTGCCTGCGGCACCATTTGACGTACACCCAATTTTAATTTGGGTGTATCAAGGTGAGGTTTTACGTCAGCCATCAATTTTAGACTCAAAGTTGCTGAGTATTTTCTCAATAATTTCACAGCCGCATCAATTTGTTTCTGAGTTAGGCCTTTACCCATCCAAATTTGAGAACTAAAACTGCCCAGCATAGTAACATCTCTCAGATGCAGATTAGGCAATAGTGTTGATGCTTGAATGATATCTTCTAAGAACATAATTTCCTTAAATTTGTATATCTTCCATACCTGCGGTACGCAATTTGATGATGTTACTGATCTGCCATTGTTTGATATCAAGGCCTTTAATGATACCTAACCATTGATTTCGTAGTAAGGCAAATTCGTTGATAATTTTTTCCATATCAACTACGTCGGCATCGCCTTCTACATATTTTTCTACGTCTCTTGAACTAAGAGCACGTTGATAATTTTCTAAATATTTGCGAAATGTCTTAGAACGAATTCTACGAAGTTCGATATTCAAATATTCTAGGATACCTTCAATTTCTTGCAGTTGATTAAACCGTTGCTCAACAATACCAGGCAAAGAGGATGAGGCTTTTTCTACAATACCGTAGATTTTAACCTCACCTCTTGCTTCATCAAGTTGAGTATAGTAATGATCAATACAATCTGGAAGATGAGCAATATCCTTGCTCACCTTTGAGTACCAATTCATTAGTACTCCTCGTCTTCATACCCAAAATCATCGCCTTCTTCTTCGTCATCATAGCCTTTTTCCTCTTCTACCACGGTGCGAATTGCATCGTCAAGATGAGTGTCATAGCCTGTGAGACCTTCGAGAACATCTGCCGGCACATCTTTACCTAACAAAAAATCAACGTATTGATTTGCCGCCATGTCCTTATTTTTTTCTGGGATATACTCTTTAAAAGTATCCCAAACTTCCATAATTAGTGCTTCTTCCATTATGCTTCCTCAGTTTCTTCTGTAGTTACAGTTGTAGTCATTACTGACTCATCCCATTCGTCCATAATAACTTTAAGTTTATCTTCTGTCCAGTTTTTACGGAATTCTGACACGACTTCTCCTGTCGTCTTACTTATATATTGTAACTTATTTCCGCTTTTTGTCAAGACATTTTTCTTCTCAAACAAATCCACTAGACCACTTGTGGGTTTCATGCCTGTTGAGTAGGGAATTTGAACTTGTACTGATTCAAAAGGTTTAGCATATCGAGTTTTCATAACTTTACACGCTGATCGAATACCTAATACCTCACTGACCTTGTTGCCAGCCTCATCTTCTTTAAGTTTGAGTTTTTTCATAGCAACAACAATTGATGATGCATAGATAAAGCCCTGTCCACCTGAAATTTTGTCATCTGGATCAAACATATCTTGGCTTGCGTATGTGTGGTTAGTACATATCATGCCAACATTATATGACCCAAACATGTTAACACAGTTACGGACAAGACTTGTCAGTGCTTTAGGCTTACGACCCATGTCACCTTTCATTTCGCCTGCTTCGAACTGATTAACGTCAGTTGGTGTCAGCAACATACCCAACGAATCGATAACAAATAATACCTTTGGACGTTCTTCCTGGGGCATAATTTTGTACTCTTTCATAAATTCAGAGATAGTCTTTGCCACATCGTCAATCATGGCCATGTTGAGCTTTAGAAGTTTATCTTCTGATGTATCTACGCCTAATGCCTTAAGCCAATCTTCATCTAATGCATTTTCGGAATCAACCAAAATAACATAAATGTCTTGTTCTTGAGCATGACGAATAAGATTACCAGAACAAATATACGATTTACCTGCACCGGACTCACCAGCAAACACTGTTACCTTACCTAGGGGAACTCCTTTATAGAAGTCACCACTGATAAGGTAATTAAGTGCATAATTGCCGGTCGAAATCCAGTCTGTAGGATCGTTAAATCCAACACCTAAACCTTCAATAGATTTAGTGATAGATTTACGAAACTTGGTGATATCAAATGCTTTTCCCATATCACCTTCCTATTACTGTTGACGACTACGAATCATTTTCAAGATGTCTTGAGCACGGCTACCTGCTTCTGATTTAGTATCTTCAGTTGCTACTGGTTTAGCAGTAGGTGTTGGCTCGAATGGAGGATCTTCTTCATCAATGCTGGTTGCTACAGATGCTGGAGCACTTGCTTTTGGAGCGGAATTGTTACTGTTAAATCCTGCTGGTTTGAAATACTGTCCCCAGCGTTCTGCATCATATGCTTCACCGTTTACAGATGCTTCAAACATTTCCATCATAACTTTCAATTCAACTTCGCCTGGTTTCTTAGGCAAAAAGTCTTTTAAGTTAAATGTGCCGTACTGCTTAATAGCGGCATTTTCTTCTTCGCTCAATGCACGTTCACGACGAGCCCAGTTAGAAGTAGAGTAGTCAGCATACCCGCCTTTACTTGTTTTAGTAATACGGAAATCTGTACCACGCAGGAAGTCTGTTGGAATTTCTTCCATATCTGGATCTAACAATGCGGCTTTAACAATGTTAAAGATCTGACTGCCAATGATAAATCGGCGAATTGGATTCTCAGGAGTCTTGCCTTCTTCTTTGAAAGCACTTTCGCCCACAAAACCTTGGAACAAATAACTGCGTTTCTTCCAATACTTACGACCTTGTTCTTCCAAAGATTTATCTTTAAACCAAGGACGTACTTCAGAAAGAATAGGGCATGTTTCGCCCCACATTTCCATACAAGGAACTTGTACAGTAACAATCTTAGAATTTGCTTCGTTCTTGACGCCAGCAAAATCCAATTTGATCATTGCTCGTTCAATCCAGAAAAAAGTATTGTTAGGGTCAGCATCGGGCAAGAAACGAACTGTAGTCGTTGTGCCTTCTGGCATGTTCCAATGGGGGTAAATTGCGTTGTCTCCACCGCTTCCGCTATTGCCGGTGTTTTGCTGAGATGATGCTTGAAGTTTTGCGCGGATTTCTGCTAAAGTTGCCATAATGTTTTTCCTTAATAAATGTTATATTATGCCATTTCTTTAAAGCCAACTGACTGAAAAGAAAAAGTGTGCATAGAGTTAACTATACACACTTCTATTTATACTGTCAACAATTTTTTTGCCAATTATCTGGCAGCATTTTTCCACATTGCGGCGGCCGCAATCTTTTTGCCTTTTTCACCACCGCCTGCGGCTTTGGCTACTTTGTCAAAACTTTTGCCCGGTTTGCCTATGTCACCACCTGCTCTTGCCTTTTTGGCAATTGAGGATTTTTGACCTTTGCTCAATCCTGCACTAGGTTTGGATGCTTCGTTCTTTAATCTGCCATCTTTCTTTGCACTTTGTAACATGTCAATGCGATCGCGGTATCCTGCAATACCTGGTTTGATATCTTTAGCGGCTTGTTTTTCACCCTTAGTTGGGTTCTTAACATGCTTCATTGTAGTAGCAGATTGATGACTTTCTTCACTCATTCCCAGTTCTTTTTTCTTACGGGCTAGGCCTGCGCTACTTGTAGGACTCTTAGTTTTTTCATCTTCCAAGTCTTTGGTAGACATTTTCCAATCACCGCCTTTTTCCTTACGCTTGTACGCAGGTATCTTACTCTTTTCTACACCTTCTTTGATACCGGCTAATTTTAATATACGAGTCATATCTTCATAAGCCATCTGTTGATGTGAGCGTTGGCTTAGGTGCGCAACTAGACGTTCTGCAAGTTGTCCGCCTTGATCACCAAACATTTTCTTACAGTGAACAATAACTCCTGTTTCACCTTTAGGGAAACGACCTGTTTCACGATCATAGAATGATTTAACTACTTCGGCAATTTCTCTCATGTTTGCACGGTGTGGTTGTGGTTCTTCGTTGTTCATAGAGTCCTCGTCTTCTGCCATAGGTGCAGGTGCTGGTGCCATTGCGGCAGGATCAGCCTCTGGTGCTGGTGCCACTGGTTCTTCAGGAGCAGGTTCTTCAGGAGCAGGTTCTGGTGCTGGCTCGGCAGCGGGCTCAGCACTTAGTTCTTGAGCGGCTTCTGGATCAGTATGTGCTACCCATGCTACAATGGTTTCTCTTGGATCGGCTTCTGGATTGACTTTAGCAAGACTTTCTAACGCATCTGCTAAATCTTCGTCATGGATACCAATGCTCTCTAATGCTTCGACAGCACTTGTAGCATCTGCACCTAATGTTAGACCGTTGTCTAGTAAATCTTTAAGAGCCATAATTGTATCTGGTTCTAAATATCCTTCTACAATTGATTCTGCCCATTCGTCAAATATTTCAAAACTTTCTGTCGGAGATTTTTCTGCTTGTTTCATTCCTTGTTTAGCAAGATGTTTAGCAGTTGAATATCCTTGTCCGTGTTTGCCGGCTTTAGCAGGAGGATTTTTCTTTTTAGGATCTGGATCAAATGGAGGATCGTTGTCAGTTGCTTCTTCCATATGGTCGCATTCACATTCCATCATGCCACATTCTTCACATTTTTCTGTGCTTTCAATAACATCGGCAAGATCTACTTCGCTTGTTTCTTGCATGATAGCATGAAGTAGAGGAAAAATACTTGTTAGATTGTCTTCAAACTGGCGTACTGTAAATTTATCTTTGTAATCTTCTAGAGTGACTTCATCTAATTCAGCACGAGCGTTAGTCTTAAAGTTGTTAGACCAATTTTCGTAATATGTTTGTTTGCTTAGGCTAGTGCAATCTTGACGTAGTTGTTCTAACTTGGCCATTGCACGTTCAAAGATATCTTGTGTGCTTTCGTTTACAAATCCTTCACGGCCTGCTTGACGCTTGAACAAATTTAATTGAATAATGCTTTCGCTCATATCAATAATTGCTGTGCCTTTATCATCGTATGGACGACCGCCATTGGCTACGTGACGTTGCATGGCTTTTGCACCAGACAAATGATTGAACGGATATTTAAAACGTTCGCCATCTGAATTTTCAATAAACAATGCGCTAATGTGTCTACTTCTAGCACCGGGCTGTTCTTCGTTAACTGCTTGGCTATGCTTGATAATAAGTTTTGTGTTTTCTAGTGCTCTATAACTTGTTTTAGAACTACCAAAATATTGTGATTCGGTCATATTGCTTTCCTTAGGTCCGTTTGTGGCGAGGTATTGAAAATCATTTTTGTTTAAATTGCCTTTATTGATATCTCTTGTATCAAATCGTAACATTCTACGCATGGCAAACATACGCATTTCTTTTAAAAAATCGTACCATACACCTCTAATAACGCTGTCAGTTCCTTCAGTAATACCTTGTCCATAATACACCTTAAGTGTACCTATGTCATTGATACTAACACTAACTCTGCCAAGGGTGTTACCCTCAATGGCAAAATCAAAGTCAAAAAATCGAGCTTCTTTTGGATTGTTTGTAGTATTACCCTCACCGTCGCCCATTTCTAGGTTGCTGAAGCGAGAACGCACTTTATCAAACACGTCTTGGGCTATCATTTCAATAATATTCATAATGTGTATTTATTGCCAATTACCGATATAAACGGGCATGGGTAGATCATAATCTTCTAGGGCACGGTCTTCAATCATA